GTTTCCCAGTCACGATCCAGGAAGGCCGACTACAGGAAATGATTAACCGCACAGGCAATGAATATGATGATTTCTTACGCCGTTATGGTGTTCGCTATGATGATCCACGCATAGGTCGTCCCCGTATTCTCGCCACTGGTAAATCTACTATTCAATTCTCAGAAGTACTTGCTACTGCTGAAGGTACAAGTACAAATGTTGGTGATATGGCTGGACATGGTATCGGTGCTATGAAGTCTAATCGTTATATGAGCTACCTTAAGGAAGATGGTATCGTTTTAACTCTTTGCTGTGTCAAACCGATCCCTATGTATATGGAATCTGTAGATCGCACACTTACACCAATGACTCGCTATGAGTTCTATCAACGTGAGTATGAAAATGTTGGTATGCAAGAAATTCCAAACAAAATTGTTCAATATGATCATTCAACTCCCGATGGTACCTTCGGCTATGAGGATCGTTACAATCACCTTAAACGCATTCCTAACACAGTACATGGTGAATTTGCTGATACTGAAATGGACTGGCACTTTGCTCGATCTTTCACAGGTGATGTTGCATTAAATAGTTCATTTATTACATGCACCCCTACGGATCGCGTCTTTTCAGATAAAAATCAGGATCATTTAAAAGTAATGGTTAAGCATAATTTCAAAAAGCTTTCCCCTATCCGTAAACGATCTCCTATGATCTTGTCTCAGATTTAACATTAACAAAAACCTATAACTTATTGAAAGGAAAGTAATAATGACAAACCCAGACAAACAAGATGAGTTTGCATATATTGAAAAACTCAAAGAAGAAAATGCTCGTTTAAAGAAAAAGGAACTTAAACGCGAAAAATGGATCGAAAAAGATCAAAAACTCGCAAATAAGCCCCGTACGGGTCGATTAGTTACAAAAAATGACATAGAGGACCCTAAATTCATTAAAAGGTATCCTAAAGCTCGCATTGGCGATGAAATATGTGATCCAAAACCCCTATTTTGGAAAATTGGCTTTAAAAAGAAACCTTCAATGGAACAAACACATGCAGAAGTTGCTGCTCAATTTGCAAAAGATTTCAGGGAAAATATCGATGATGATCGCCCGGAGGAATTACTTACCGAATTTGACGATGAGGAAGAAGGCTTTACAGAGGCAGAGGTTACAGCGTTTCTACACGCATCCTCTATGCATGATTCTCATGCTCAAGCCCAAATAGAGAAGGAGGAGCAAAGCGCGCCCCACAACGCAGGCGAAGCTTCTCCTTCTCCTTCTGGCGGTACGCCAGAAGATGAGTAAATATACGTTTAAGGATCATCTGAACGTACTTTCCAAGCGGGAGTTATATCAACTCCTTGCTTGGATTAATACTTGTCTACGCGGTGATATACAAATCTATGGCGTAGCTATTACAGATCAATTTGAATTTGATAAAGATTTAGTCGAAATGGAAATAAATAACCGCATATACAAAAATCGCACGTAATCTTACTTGATGATTACGTGCTAGGTGACACCACCTAAAAACAAAAACAATAAAAACAAGGACTTACAAAATGGCAAAAAGACGGAAAAAAAGTAGAAAATATTCATATCAAAAAAGCAGTCGCGTAGTGGCTCGCACTACTAACCGCCGTAGGTTGCGCTCTGCATTCGATGCTCGCATCAATGAATATAATAATCGCTTTGTCGAATCTCGCCGTACATACAAATTTCATTCTACCCCTATTCCCACAACTCGCCCAAAACGCACTATGCAAAAAACACTTGCTATGGAAACGGGTAGAAAAATACAAAAACCTGTTCAACAGAATACATATAACCCTCTTTCAATTCCTCAACGCGCTATTGTCTGCGCTCGTAGAAAACAACGTAAAGAGGTTATGCACGCAATTAAACGTGCAGGAAAATCAGGGCAAAAACGCCCTACTCGCAATCAATTTTCACACATCAAATGCTAAGGAGATAAAATAATGGTTACACTTGCAGGTATTGGAGCTGCTGCTCAAGGAATAGGCTCTCTCGCGTCCTCATTCGGTCTAGGAAATGATGAAGGGCCGGGATTCATGGAACAACGAAATAATAATGAAGCTTTGCTTAAGGACCAAACAATCTGGAATAACTATGAAGCTCCTCAATATCGTGTAGCTGCTGCCGTTAAATCAGGTAAGGAATACGGTTTGCACCCTCTCTCTCTTCTTGGAGTACAGCCTGTAGGCGGAAATACGTCCACCTATGTAGATGGTGGCGCTAATAATGTTGATATGGCACAACTAGGACAGGGTATTGACCGCGCCCTTAACTCAGGCCGCACACAAACACAGAAAAGACTTGACGAACTCGCATTAGAAAAGGCAGAATTAAGTAATGATTATCTCGAAGTTCAAATCGCTGGTGCAAAACGTTCTATCGCTAACAGTGGGGCAAGCCCTACTCTTGGTAATAAAGGTTTATCTGGCTCTACTTCTTCTAAGCTTCCTCTTAGTTCCTCTGACCTTGTAGAACTTGTTAAAGATCAGGAAGTTACATCTAAATTAAATAGAAAAGATACTACAGCAGGAAATCATCCTGCTTGGTCAGACTATAAAACTGGTCGTATGAAGACACGTCTACCAAAGGCAGATGGTGGCTGGGCAGAAGCAATTGGTGAATTACCTATATGGTATAAGTATCCTAAAATGGCAGAGATTTTATATAAAACATATGAAGATTATACACCTGGTTATTGGATGGCTAAAAAATATAAACAGTGGAAAAGTCGTAAATAAATATTGACTCTCTACCATTAAGCAATTATATTACAATTACACGTCTAGGTCATTGATTCCATAGTATATATTATCACACTTAAAAGATAATCTTTCCTATAGAACAACGACTTAGCAATTTGAAGGAAAATCAAATGCTAAATAAACTTGTTCAAAACTACATTCTCAACTCAATCTTAAGTAGCTTAAAAGGAAAGAAAAGATGGCTCGTTATTCTCGTTCTCGTTATCGCACAACTCGCCCAATCCGCAGGCGTAGACGTTTCGGACTTCGTCGCCGACGTCGTTAATATTCTGGAAACAAATGCAGAGGGATAAACATGCCCCTCTGCAAAAACCCTTATATGGCAGGAAACATTCCTTGCCCATGTGGCAAGTGCATGCCCTGCCTTATAAACCGCAAGAGATTATGGACACATCGGATATTACTCGAAAGTTACGGACATGAACATTCAAGCTTTATTACTCTTACTTATAGTGATGATAATCTCTTTTATAACAATGGGATACACCCTACTCTTAATCCAATACATTTACAAAACTTCCTCAAACGAATTAGACGCTCAGTTAGCCCTATTAAATTACGATTCTATGGTGTTGGAGAATACGGGGACAAGTCTTGGAGACCACATTATCACCTCGCATTATTTGGATATGAGCCATGCTATCGAGGAAAAACAAGACAAGACTTACTCGCAAAAGGAAACTCATGTTGCCTACCCTGTGACCGTCTACACAAAACTTGGGGACTTGGAGGAATAGACAATGCAAATATTGAATCAGCTTCCGCTGGATATGTCGCTGGATACGTTACAAAAAAACTCACAAAACAAGATGATCCAAGGCTTGAAGGCCGTTACCCAGAATTTTCAAGAATGTCTCGAAAGCCAGGAATTGGCGCAATTCAAATTCAAGTTATTGCAGATGCCTTGCAGTCTCAATTTGGTCAATCAATGCTCACAGAACATGGAGATGTACCAGTCTCCCTTAACCATGGAACTAGGTCTTTACCATTAGGTAGATATTTACGCGATAAAATCCGCGACCTTATGGAATTTGAAGAGGTCTACGACATTCACACAGGAGAACTTAAATATGCCCCGAAAGTCAAAGCTACGGAAGAATACAAAACGCAAATGCTATCTATGTGGTTGGATGCGCTTAAGGATGAAGAAATACAACCGAAAAACAAGGTCACGTTAAAACACTTAATACAACATCAAGACAAACAAAAAATTATTAATTTAGAACAACGCACAAATCTTAAACGTAAGGAGAAAAAGCTATGAAGCGTTATAAACACTCAATTCCACATGGTAGAAATACCACTTTCAATCTGGGCAAAATTGTCCCGATTGGTCGTATATTAAATACACGTGGCGAAACATTTATGCATTCGACAAGCACTTTTTTCCGTGTAAGTCCTTTGCAATTCCCTGTTATGCACCCCGTTCACATCTATACACGTCAGGTACACATTCCATTTGATCTTGTTTGGGAAGATTTCAGAGATTTTATCTCAGGTGGCGAGGATAATGATGATGCATCAGTCCACCCCTATATTGATTTCTCGGCTTCCCCAGTTACAGCAGGCTCTCTTGCAAACCATTTAGGTTACCCTGTCGGCTTTGACGGATTAGCTTCTGCTCTACCTTTCCGCGCTTACAATTTATATTATAATGAGCATGTTCGTGACGATCAACTACAAGCTAAAGTAGCTCTTTCTCTTGCTTCTGGTGAGGATACTACAACTTCTACAGACTTACTCAGTGATAACTGGGCTAAAGACCCCTTCACTTCTGCTCGTCCAGATGATCAATTAGGTACAGACGTTACAATTTCACTTGGTTCAACCGCCCCTGTTGTTTCAAATAGTGAAAACATTGAGCTCACAGGCTCAAACTTTACAGATCAACCTTTAAAAACTAATGCTGGAGGAGATGTTCAAATTAGTTCTGGCGGCACTTCTGCTACTGATATTAAATTTGGTACTGAATCTGGTCTTATTGCTCAACTTTCACAAGCTACAGGTATTTCGCTTTCATCACTCGCTTTCGCTATTCAGGAAGGCCGACTACAGGAAATGATTAACCGCACAGGCAATGAATATGATGATTTCTTACGCCGTTATGGTGTTCGCTATGATGATCCACGCATAGGTCGTCCCCGTATTCTCGCCACTGGGAAAC